TCCTGAGTCTGTAACTGTTGTGACTTGGGCTAGGTTAAACAAGCGGAAGGCGTCAGCGATATAGATATCGACATAACCCATCTGCTCTGCTTGGTCATAGGTATAACGGTACTCAGTTGTGTAGCCTGAGAATAAGAACTCCTGCGCTGTCGCTGTTGTAGCTGAAATACGCACCTTGCGCAGAGGCACTAGATAGCCGTAATACGGGCTGGCTGTGTTCTGTGGGTTGAAGTAAGAGTCTGGGTCTGTGATGCGTACAACGGCTGTGCCAGCGATATAGGTATCGGCTTGGATATCTCTGCCGCGGTTGATTGTAATGCTGCGAACATTGGGAGTGAGATCAACAATAGGAACTGGAACTGTTGATGAGCCAAGTGTGCCTGTGCCTAGAACTCCATATTTAGCATCGCCAATAGTAAATGGGTAGCCAAAAGTAGCGCCAGAACTAAAGTCGAAGGATACGGATATCTCGGCAGGTAAAGCCATTAGCGACCTGCAAAGCTTCCGTAGGTTCTATTAACACTCGATGAGATACCTGAGAGAGATGAATCCTGAAGTGCTGTTGCTACTGCCTTGCCGTCAATCTGCACAACAATAGGAGCTTGACCGAATGGTGTACCAACGAAGCCTGAGCCATTACCGCCAGCCTGACCGAATGGAGTGCCTAATTGTTTGATGGCTGCCGCTTCCTGTGATGATCCTGCTTGTCCGAATGGAGTGCCTGTAAAGGTGGGAGTCACATTAGTAGGAGTTACTGGAGCTGTGCCAGTTGCGCCACCGGATAGGACTGCTGCTGCTTTCCTTGCCAAACCGTTCAGGTATTCCTCTAAGTAAGCGAATGGGTTACGAGCATCTGGAATAGATTGAAAGAGCTTGTAGAGATTGCCTGTTGCATCTTGTGACATAAGAATCTGCTTAGTCAATGCTGTAGCTACTGCTGCGTTGCCGTTAAGCAATGCGAATTGAGCCTCAAGTCGAGTTCTTTCTTCCTTTGAAAGATTGCCTTGAAGAGCAGCAATAATCTGAATCTGCTCTAGGTCAAAGATAGACCCAGCCTTCTTAAGAGCGTTCTGCTTCTTCTGCTCTGCTGTGAGAGCCTTTTGAGATTTGACCTGCTTATTCTGCAAGGCTGCTAACTCTTTGGCTCGCTTGGCTGCTGCCATCTCTGCTTGACGCTGCTGGGCTGTGCGCTGTGCTGTACCGGCTGGAGATGCTGATCGATTAGTTGATGGTTTAGGTGCTTGCAGCATGACATCGACATCGCCACCTGCTAGAAAATTAGTATAACCTTTACGGAACTTCTCAATCAATCCAATGCCAGTACCCAATGCGACTATTACATTGCTAGTGGCTTTGGCAATGTTATCAATTGCCTTGGCTGCATCGCTGGCTTCTGTGCCACCCCCTACGCGAGCGAGGGCATCTACTAGACCTTTGCCGATTGTCTCTTGGGCTCTGCCTGTTGCTGTTGTGAGGACTTCCATCTTGTAAGAGGTTGTATCAAGGTAAGCCTGAGCAGAACCGGCTGAACGAGCCAGCATGATGCCTAGAATCTCATTGAATGACTTAGTTGTAATCTCTGCTCTAGTTAAGCCTGTGTTGTACTTAATTAAGCCTCGAGTAATACCCACATAGCCTTTACCTAAGTCGGTTGCGACTGTGGCTAAATCGATACCGCTTGCCCTTGAGATTTGAATAGCATCGTTGAGAAGCTTCTGAGACTGGGTTAGTGATCCAGTTGTTGTTAGTAATCCTTGGAAGGCTGGGCGAAGTACATCATCGGCTATTGCTGCGCTGCGCTCAAGGTTGTCAATAAAGGTTGCAACCTGAACCTGAGAGAATGAAAGCCCAAGGTTATCTACTGCCGTTGCTAATCGGTTGGCTGCCGCTTCATCGGCTGCAAAAGCCTTGACTGCTGCCTTGCCATAAGATACAAGTGCAGTTGTACCAAGAGCTAAGCCTAGGTTTCTAAGAGTCTTATTTAGTTTAGATGCGGCTGATTCAGCCTTCTTAAATCCACGGGTGTCAGCCTTGGAAGCAATCTTAATCTCTTCATAGATTGTTGCCATTATGCTGCCTTCCCTAGACCTTGTTTAGCGCGAGCTCTAAATTCTGCAAGAGCTGTGTCAATTGCTTTATTGACTGCTCCTTCTGCCTTGCCTCTGTTCTCAGCCCAAGCGCGATAAATCAAGCGACCTCGACCTTTAAGGCTGCCGACAAGCGGTGGCAGATTAGCGATGAATTGTTGTCCGGCTTTAGGATTTCTGGACTTGCTGTATCGGTTGCTACCAGATCCTTTAGTGCCAACCCAAGGCTGTCCATTAGGGTTAGCGCGACCAGCGCCTTCATAGATAGAACCTACGCGGCTGTTGTTCTGAACGCTTGCCATCGAGCTAAAGCCCTGTGCGTTTATCTTGCTAGGGCTTGCTGAATACTTAATTCCAGCCTTGATGATTGAAGCGTTATAGGTAGGGAACTTGCCCTCGCTAAATGAGCGACCAGCCCACCCAGACATAGGAGATACAGCCGGAACGAATCCCTTTGCTTCTCTGACAACTGGGCGAAGTGCTGCACCAATTTCTTTGCGTAAGGCTTTCTCAAGGTCGGGTGTGAAGCGACGCATTGCTTTGCGAAGGTCAGCGTTTCCGCGTATTTCTACTCGCATCGCTTCGCTCCTTCCCTATGTCCTTGAGGACTTCTAAATGTGCCTTGAACGCCATCGGTGATAACTCAACAATGGTTTGGAAGGGAACTCCATACTCGTAACTCAAGCGAGCTGCGAGATAGGTGAGGGAGTTCCGATCTACCCTAAAGGGTCAGACTCTAAGACCTCAACTGACTTGAGAGTCTCAAGGAATCCTTCCCCGAAAGGTTTGACCACTTCACCCGAGCGTCTAATTGCTTCCCAGCAGAGCCAGTAAACATCTGACTGCTTCTGGTCTTCTATCAGAGCTTTGTGAAAGCCCTTTTTGGCGTATTGCTCGAAGGCGTATTCAATCAGCGGAGTAATCTCGTACTCTGTTACTGAGTTGTCTGCCCTTGTTACCTTTAGCTTTGCCATTGTTAGCCCCTTAGTTAGTTATTAGGAAGTTGCTACTGCGATTGTACCTGAGACGTTCCAAGTTACGCTCTGTGTGCCAAGGTCTCCAACTGCGCCGTTTACGTCGGTTGTGTTGTTTACCAATGCTGTCATTGTGTAAGAAGGGTTAGTCGCTGATACTGCGCCTGAGCTTTGCTTGACTACTACTGTGACGTTTGTTCCCCATGCTGCTTGTAGAGTCTGGAGGACTTCACCTGTAGCTGTGTCGTTAAGGAAGTCAATGGTGATAGAAGATGCTTCTAGTCCCTTGACGAACTTATGACCTGAGTCACCCATTGCTGTCACTTCGAGTTCATCGAATGTGCGGTTAAGTGTAATGCTTGTAACGTGGTCAGAGAGATCAACTGAGTTCACAGTTACGGATACGCCATTATTTAAGAAAACTGCCATTTCAGTTATTCCTCATCTTTCTTTGTTGGTTTCGCTGGTGCGGGTGTTGATGGAGCAACCTGTCCGATTTTCTCCAAGAACGCTATTTGTTCATCGTGCCAATCTGACATGATTAACTCCATTCCGTAAGGGTACTGATTGCAATGTCGCAAGTCAGTAAATCTCCAGAAGCGATAGACAACACGCTTGGCGCGCTGACGCTTCCGACGTTAAATACAATGCTGGACGCTTCAAGGAGCGAGAACACCCGAACTACGTCGGCTTCTATGCCAGCAAGGTTGCCCTCATTGTCTAGCAATGGGACAAGGATAGAAATCTTGAAGTTAGCCATTGGTGCGATGCTTGTGTAGTCATTGTTAGACGGCACGATGTAAGGATCGGCAGGAGTGACAATGACGCTGTTAGCAATAGGCGTAGCAGGCGGAAAAGAGAATACTGAATACTTTGAGTTATCAGTAAGAGCCGTCGCAATGCTAGAGCGGAGTGTGGTGATGGCTGTCATTAGCCCACCATAGAACGAGGGTCAAGATAAGGTGCAAGTAAACCACGAACGCGGGCAAGAAGTGTGTTGCCCATGCGGTAAGGGCTTGGTGTGTATCCGTCGATAGATACGCCACCGCTTGAAGGTGCTTGGCGTGACTGCCAGATGTCGATAGAAATCATAAGAGCAGCTTCCTGAATTGCAGGAACTGTTGAAGGATCAAGATAAGTCTCAGCGGCTACCATGCCGAAAGGATTGACTGGGTGAAACACAGTCGGAGTGTTGTTGTTGCCAGAGATGGCGTAAGTAATTGAATACTCGCCTACCTCTGTGATGGTCTTAGACCCGTTGTGCTTTGAGCCAGAGCCTGAGATAACTACAGTCTGACCAATATAAAAAGTCTTTTGGACATACTCATCAAAGTAAGAAGTTCCAGTTGTGGCTGTGTTGCTATGCCCTGTCAATGGGGTTGTGTTAGCCCAGATGAAAGGGAGCATGACATTGTCTGCTGCGTCGCATACTTCTTGCAGGGTCGCGTCAGCGTAGAGAGTACCTACGCCTAGGGCTGTGCGAAGTTCTGCAACTGTGCAAAGAGACATGCTATTCCTTTCTAAAGACTTGAGGGGACTGCAAGGGCTCTGGCAGCCCCCTCAAGCGACTTAGGTTTCGCTATTAAGCGAGGTTGAAGCGACGAACGCCTGCGCCACCCTTGAGTACGCCAATTGCGAGATAACCATAGAGTGCAATCTCTAGTTCTCCGCTTTGTAGCACTTGGAGACGCAACTGAGTCGTAGGGCTTTCCCATACGTACACAGATTCTGGAGCAACGAGGAACGCTGACTCATCAATGATTCCTGAAGTTGCGATGTTGTGATCAACGATGAGTGAAGTACCAAGTACGTTGCCGACTACTGATGTAGGAACAACTGCGCCTGATGCGTTCATTGTCTGACCCTGTGCTGAGTAGAGTGAACGACCTGTTGTGTCTGCGTATCCTGCGATAGCAGCCCACTGATCTGTCGAAGCAACAAGCTTGTTAGCGTAGTTTCCGCCTGTAGCCTTGTAAGCCGCAGCAGCCTGTGTAGAAATGAAGCTCTGGAGACCTGCCGCTGTTGCAGCTACTCCTGTTGCCTGTGTTCCTGAAGCTGTGAACGCTGCGATAAGTGCTGCGTCTGTTGATGCTTCGTAAGCCTTGCGAAGTTCTGTCATGAGAAGTTCCATGAACGCTGGTGATGAGCGGTCAATGAGTTCCCATGAAATGCGGTTAAGACCAGCGAACTTGTTAACAGTTACTGTGTCGTATGTTGAAGTCATGCCTGTCTCAGATGGAGCAGCACCTTCGTCTGTGTCTGCAACTGTTGGAGCAGTTCCCAACTTAGGAATTGTGAATGACATTCCTGACTCTGGAAGTGCCTGACGTGTTACAGCTTCGAACGCTGGACGACCTGTGAAGGTTGTTGTTACGAACTCGTTGAGGTGCTGTGGGAGTGTAAGACCTGTGTTAGTTGATGTTGAGTCATCAGCTGCAAGAACTGTGCGACGAGCTTTGTCGTCACCCATTGCTGCCTTGATTGATGCCTCGAGGTATTGTGCTGATGTGATAGGAGCTGTGCGCTCTTTCACCTGAAGATTCGCTACAACTGTTGGGCGAGCCGCTTCGACTGCTGCTGCTTCAACTGCTGGAGCTTCTACCGCTGGGCTTGATTCTTCTACTTGTGG